GATATATCTCAAAAAGACTTGCTAGATGTTTTAACTAAAGTAGATGAACATAGAACTACTAATAAAGCTAATTACACAACAACATATGTTAATGACGGTCAAACATCTGCTCGTTCCATGTTTATGTCTCCTAAAAACCAAGAAAAATGGTATGATGATAACGTAAAAAAATATGGAGAGGATAATTTTAAGAAAATGTTATCATCTGGAGAAATAACTCCACCATTCTATATGAATAATCCTTATAACTATAATCAATATTCAATAGAGAATCCAAAAGCGAAATATGAAACACATGGGCCAAATGGTAAACCATGGATGCCTGGCACTGGGTGGATAGCTAATTTTGATAACTATTTTAGAGATGATAAAATAAATGTTGATGAAGATGGTCAAAAATTAGTTCAGCCCACAGAACTCTGGGATCCAAATGCAAATAATGGAGAAGGGGGTTATGTTTCAATTACAAAGGGGACATTAACAAATAGGATTAATGAAGGTGAGAAAAATGAAAGAATTTACATAGGTGAAATTTTACAAGAAAAAGGACTAATTCCAGAAGGAGCTACTACAAAAGAAGCTGATAAAATAATAGATCAATTTGTAGGAGGAAGTGGCAATTTCCTTAATAAATATATAAATAATTCAGCAAATAACAACCTTAATTTTAATGAGGGTGCTTTATCTACACCTACCTTTCAAGAATCTAGTAATTCAAACCCTAACCAAATAATAGATTCAAAAGAAGATGCTCTTAATTCAATGAAATTACGTAGTCATTATCAAGGTGTTGATAATTTACCATCTGAGGTATATGGTAATAAAACGGGAACATACAACCCAAACGTAGAAGGTGTTTACTATGAAGGTCCTGATGGAGAGAATGTTTGGGTAGATAATCCAGAATATAATTCTAAATTTTCTAAAAGTGTTAGAGGTGATTTTAAAGGTGGTTTTAATAAAAACTATGAATCTTGGGGGGATTATATGACTGATGCACCAATAAGTTCAACACTAGGTCATATAATGTCAAATAATGATGTACAATGGGCAATGGATAATCCTATGCAAGCTTTTGGACCATTAGGAGCAGATGCAAAGATATTAACTTCTGTACTTCCAGCATTAGGTACAATGTGGAATATGTCTAAAACTAAAGCATTTATGAATACCCCATTTACATCAGCAGCAATAACTCCTTGGCAGGGAGTAAACACATACTGGGGAGCTAGTATGGCATCACAGGTTCCAACAAATTTAAGTAATAAAAATTATGGAATGGCAGGATTAAATGCACTTTTTGGATTTGGAACAGGAAAATCAGTTTATAAAGGATTACAAAATAAAGTTAATCTTTTTCCTAAGTATACTTATCCAAATACTACAAATCTTAACAGAACAGATCAATTTAATATGGCAGTTGGAGAGTATAGTAATCTTCAAAGAACCAAACCATTATGGAGTTTAAGTGGTAAACCTAATCAGATAACAGAGTATAAGAATTTGTTAAATACACTAAACAATAAAAATGTTATTCTAAAATAAATAGAAAATAATTTGGAACTTAATAAAAAAAGTTTATAACTTTGCAACTAAAAAGATAACTATGGCATACAATGATCCATTAGAAGAATATAATGACTTAAGTGAGAGAGAACAAGACATTCTTGAACAAGAGTTACTAAGAAGAGCTTTTGATAATTCTTTCAATCTACTAACCAAAAGAAAAAAAATGAAAGATATTGTTAATGAAACAGGAGGTTTACTCTTGACTCATGATCCATTTTCTGATATTTTACCTGATGAATTAATTAATATGATGGACTTCTTTATTGAAGATGAGGAATATGAAAAATGTGCTGAGGTAAGGGACATTATTACAAAACTAAAAACCAAACATGCAAGAAAACAGAAAGAAGAAGACTCCAAAGAGCTCAGTCAAGTTCTCAATAGTATTATCAGAGGAACAAAAAGCAGCAAAGACAGAAATTCTTAAACACCCATTTAATTTTTTAGTTGGTAAAGCAGGTAGTGGTAAAACATTATTAGCTGTGCAAACAGCTCTTGATATGTTTTTTAAACGTCAATACAATAAGATTGTAATAACAAGACCTACAGTATCTACAGAAGATAATGGTTTCTTACCCGGAACAGAAAAAGAAAAACTAGAACCGTGGCTTGTACCTATTAAGTCTAATATGAGAAAGGTCTATAATAAGCCAGATAAATTACAAAAAATGGAAGATTCTGAAGAAATAGAGTTAGTATCTCTTGCTCACTTTAGAGGTAGAACCTTTGAAAATAGTATAGTTATCATAGATGAGTTTCAAAACTTAACTAAATCACAATTTAGTATGGCTTTAGGTAGATTAGGTAAAGATTCAATGATGATTTTTTGTGGAGATTATCAACAAATTGACATAAAAGATGAAAATTATTCTGCTATTCATGAAGTTTCTAAAATAAAAGATTCTGACTTTGTTTATAAGTGTGTGCTAGAAGATAATCACAGGCATAAAGCTATTGGTGATGTACTTAAATTATTGACTGGTTATTAAAATATATAGTTTAAACCTTTTATATTTAAACTTATTTTATTATCTTTGTACTATATTAATTATAATTTATAAACCAAATTTTAGAAAAAATGGCAAAAACAACAAAAACGGAGGAGCAATTAAAAGCAGAAGCTTCTCAAGCAGAAATGAAAGCAAAAAGAGATGAGATCACTGCGTACTACAAAGATAGTATTTCTCATCTTAAAGTTCAAAAAGAGTATGAAACCTTACTAAAAGAAATTGAAACTGCAAGAGCAGAAAGAGTGCAAGCTCAAACGTTCTTAGCTAATGCAATGGCTCAACAACAACAGGCACAACAGGCACAACAAGCTCCTCCTACACCTGCAGCACCAAAAGGTCAGGATGTGGTTGGTACTGATTGGGATGCTAGTAGTGATAAAGCACCTCCTGCAGTTGAACCTGCTTTAGCTGAAGCTGCAAGAAAGCTTAAGCAAGCCTAAACATTATAGTGAACCCCTGGTGTAATCCTATTTAGTTGATGTCTTAATACATCAGGGGGAATCTATTTAATAATAATACAATGGCTATAGTAAACAAAGTAGAAAAAAGAGTAAAAGTTAATAGAGATAATGTAATAAAATTTCAAATTATTACACACTGCTTTATGAATGATATTTTAATAAGTACTTCTGATTTAAATTGCCTCACTGAACTTGCTAAAAAAGAATCAATTGATTTAACAAATTTTTGTGAAAATATATCTGAACAATTAATATTTAAAAGTGCTCAATCTTGTAGAAATGCAATACAAAAGGCAAAAAGAAAAAATTTAGTTGTAAAAGAAGGAAAAAAAGTTATGTTAAATCCTCAAATGAAAATTCAAACTACAGGAGACATATTCTTAGATTTTAAAATCCTTGGGGTAGACTAATGAGGAATAGTTTAGTTGTAATATGGCCAGGATAAAATGAATATAGAAACTAAAGATATGCAATTAAATCCTAAAAACTATAGGAAATTCTTTAAAGAGATTGCAGAAGAGTGTGAAGTGCATCCAGATTTAGTAGATGAGTTTGTTAGATTTTTTTACAATGAAATAAGAAAGAATATTGAAAGTCTTGATCATACAAGGATAAGAATACCTAACCTTGGTACTTTTATAACAAGAAAGGGTAGATTAGATAGAGCAATTAAGAGACATAAAGACATGTTAGGTAACTTAGAAAAAAGGACTTACTCAGGATATGGTAAGCATGTACCTATAAAAGAAAAGTTAGAACTAATGGAAAAAGCTGCATCACGCATTAGTGAAGAGATAAAAACTAAAAAACAATGGAAAGATGAATATAAGTAAATTACTAAATGGTGTTAAAAATATTTCTCAGGTATATGAGGGTGTAAAAAATAAAGTGTTTAAAAGAGATTACGTAGAAGCTATTGCAGATCACAGATGGCAAATATGTAAAGAATGTAAAGAATTAGATCTAAACGGAAAGTCATGTGCAGCACCAGGCACTCAACCTTGTTGTATTGATTGTGGTTGTAGTTTAGCATATAAGACAAGATCTTTAGCTGCTTCATGCCCTAAAGGTAAATGGAAAGAACTAATGTCAGAAGATGAAGAGAGGGCTTTGTTTGATCAACTAGTAGAAAATGAAAATAAACAAAGAAACAAAAACTTATAATGGCAATAATATTTAAAGAACAAGATCATATTTATGAAAGCATAGATGAAAACTTAGAAAAGGATAATATAACCTGGACTAGCGTTACCTCATTTATAAGTAAATTTAAACCTAAGTTTGATGCTAAAAAACAAGCCAAAAAGTCTTGTAAAAATAAAAGGTCTAAGTGGTATGGTATGACTCCTAAAGAAATATTAGCAGCATGGGATGGTGAAACACAAAGAGCTATTAAACTAGGTAATTGGTATCATAATCAAAGAGAAGATGGTTTACTTGAATTTAGTACAATAGAAAGAGAAGGTGTAGAAGTACCAATAATAAAACCAATTATTGATGGTGCTGGTATTAAGATAGCACCAGAACAAAAATTACAAGATGGTGTATATCCTGAACATTTAGCTTATTTAAAATCAGCAGCTATCTGTGGTCAGGCAGATTTAGTTACTGTTGTTAATGGTAAAGTTACTATAACAGATTATAAAACCAATAAGGAGATAAAAGAAAAAGGATTCACTAACTGGGAAGGTGTTACATCTAAAATGTATAAACCTTTATCACATTTAGATGACTGTAATCTTAATCATTATAACATACAATTGAGTTTATATATGTATATTATATTAAAGCATAACCCTAAATTAAAACCAGGTAAGCTTATTGTACAACATGTTGCTTTTGAAAAAGAAGGAGAAAACGATCATGGTTATCCTATTACTAGATATGATGAACAAGGAGAACCAATAATAAAAAATATTAAAATATATGATTTACCTTACATGAAAGATGAAGTTAGATCATTAATAATGTGGTTAAAAGACAAAAAATAATATGGCAAAATTTAAACAATTAGATGTATTAACATTAGAAGATATGGAAAGTGAAAATGATGGTGTAGAGACTTCTGCAGGATCAAATTCAGGTGGGTGCTATGATGAAGGTGGTGAAGAAGTAAATATAGGATCAAATACAGCAGTTGGACCTAATGGAGGTTCTGCAAGCAGAATGGGTTATTGTTTAAATCAAGGTCATCAATGGGTAGGTTTGCAAACAACTGACTTTGATGATACCACAGCAGTTACTATAGACTTAGAAAAAATAGTAAGTTATCAAGCTTTTCTAAGTCCTGATGATGGTGCAGAGGATACTTCAAAAACTGAATTAACAATGGAGTCACAAAAAAACTATGTTGTTAATGAAACTCTTGCTAATTTTATGAAATTAATGGCAACAAGCGTTTAATATGTTAGTAAAATTATTTGACATATCAAACAACAAAGTTGTTCCTACTGAGCATTGTTATACATTAAATTTTTTAAAAGCAATTATGGATAAGTATCCTGATACTTATTTAGATGTATACATGTACTTATTTTACATGACATGTCCTGATCCAGATCTTAATCCTTTTTTTAATGTACCAGAAGTAGATAAGGAAGAAATAATATTAGATGAGATTAATATGGTAGAATCATTAGAATGCTCTAAAATAAGATATGCATTAGATAAATGTGCAGAGTTATATGAGACACCTACTTTTAGAGCTTACAAAGGTATTAAGTCTATGATAGATAAACTAGCAAAATATATGGAAAGCACTTCTATAGAACACGGAAGAGATGGTAATATTAATTCACTTGTTAGTGCAGCAAAAAACTTTGACGCTATTAGACAATCATTTAAAGGAGCATATAAGGACATGAAGGAAGAACAATCAACTTCAGTGCGTGGTGGTCAAGGATTAGCTTATGACCAACTATAAAACAATACCTACATGGAATGAAGGTGTCTGGGAAGAAACTGTATTTGAACAGATAGATGACTTTAGGGAATTTATAGATGAAATATTTTCTGAACCAGGGAAATATAAATTTGATGAAACATCATTTGTATTTAATGAAGAAGCAACTAGATTTAACAAACTAGGTTTTTATTGTGATAAACCTATGAGATCAAAAGATTTCATGAAATATTGGGAAGATCAAAAAAACAAATGTAGAAAAGGTGTAATATATAAAAACAAAGGAAACACATGGTATCTCACTAGAGATTATTATATGTGGTTAAACTTCTTACCTATTTTTGATAAAGAAGAAAAAGCATACGGCTTTGCTAAAGTAAGAGATGCTCAGTATCATATGGCCTTATATGAAATAATGGCTGAAATTAATTATAAACATGTTGCAATATTAAAGAAAAGACAGATAGCATCTTCATACTTTCATATGGGTAAACTAATTAATATGTATTGGTTTGAAGAAGGTGCTACATTAAAGATAGGTGCAGCGTTAAAAGATTATATTAATGATAAAGGTTCTTGGAAGTTTTTAGATGAATATAAAACTTTTTTAAATGAACACACTGCTTGGTACAGACCATCTAATCCTGGTAAAGTATTGTTATGGGAACAAAAAATTGAAGTAACAATTAATACTAGAAAAACACAAAAAGGTTTAAGATCTAAAATACAAGGAGCTTCTTTTGAAAAAAATGCAACAGCAGGAGTAGGGGGACCTTGTACATACTTTTTTCATGAAGAAGCAGGTATTGCTCCAAAGATGGATAAAACGTATGAGTACTTACGTCCTGCAATGTCTTCCGGTATGATGACTACAGGACAATTTATTGCTGCAGGGTCTGTAGGTGATTTAGATCATTGTAAACCTTTAAAGATGTTTATTATGAACCCAGAGGCTAATGGAATATTAGGTGTGCAAACAGACCTAATGGATGATAAAGGAACTATAGGTACTGCAGGTTTATTTATACCTGAGCAATGGTCAATGCCACCTTTTATTGATATGTATGGAAATTCTAATATTGAAGGTGCACTTAAATCAATAAAAAGAGAAAGAGAAGATTGGAAAAGAGATTTAGAAGCAGAACAATATCAGTTAAGAGTTTCTCAAAAACCTATTGACATAGCAGAAGCATTTGCATATAGAAAAGAATCAATCTTCCCTCAAGGTTTTTTATCTAGACAAATGAAAAGAATTGAAGACAAAGAATATTCATATGAACTTATTGCTCTTGAATTTGACGGTAATAAAATATTACCTAAAAAGACTAAGAAACTACCTATCAATGAATTTCCTGTAAACAAAAAGAGAGAAGATAAAACAGCTTCTTTAGTTGTATGGGAAAGACCTATTAATGATCCTCCTTTTGGTACTTACTACGCATCTATTGACCCTGTGTCAGAAGGAAAAACTACTACGTCAGACTCTTTGTGTTCTATATTTGTATATAAAAATCCTGTAGAAGTAACAAAAGAAACACCTGAAGGATTAGAAACATTTATTGAAGGAGATAAAATTGTAGCATCATGGTGTGGTAGATATGATGATATAAATAAAACACATGAACAATTACAAAAAATTATTGAATGGTACAATGCATGGACATTAGTTGAAAACAATATATCTTTGTTTATACAATATATGATTGCTAAAAGAAAGCAGAAGTATTTAGTACCTAAAGGACAAATTGTATTTCTTAAGGATCTTGGCTCTAATAAAACAGTATATCAAGATTATGGTTGGAAAAATACAGGAAATTTATTTAAGCATCATTTAATATCTTATGCAATTGAATTTATAAGAGAAGTAACAGATGAACAAATAGATAAAGAAGGTAATGTATATAAAAGCACATATGGAGTTGAGCGTGTACCTGACAAGATGTTAATTACAGAAATGCTACAATATCACGAAGGACTTAATGTGGATAGATTAGTTGCTTTTTCTGCACTTGTTGCTTTTGCTAAAATGCAGCAAGCAAATAGAGGTTACGTTAAACGTAAAGAAAGAGATAAGTCCCTTGAAATGTTGGATAAGTCAAAGAAATTTGGTAAATTATCTATGAGTCCTTTTAGGAACATTGGACGGAGTAAAAAAATTGGAAATAAAAAATTTATAAAAAACCCTTTTAAAAATATTAAATAATGTATGATTACGTAACAACCTGTACAGATCCTTATTTATCTTTTGTGTATGTTTACATATCTGAGTATATTGATTTTCCAGTAAAAGACAACTAATATGAAAGTATATAATGCACTGCAATTAAAGAACGGAGCCAAGATTGACAAAGGTCCTCTTAATGCTACTTTATCACAACCATTACAGTTTATACCTGCTAAAGAAAAAGATGATGATTGGGCAGCATGGAACTTAGATTGGCTTGAAACAAAGGGTATGAAGCAACTTAAGAAAAATGCTAGAAGACTTCTTAAGAACTATAAACTTGCAAAAGGTATTATTGACAAAACTGATTACATAGTTGAAGAAGAAAATGATTATGCAGACTTGATGGATGTTCTTACTAAAGAAGATGAGTCAGCATTAGAACTAAAATTTTATCCTATTATACCAAATGTTATTAATGTATTAACAGGAGAGTTTAGTAAAAGATATACAAAAGTACAATTTAGAGCTGTTGATGATACTTCCTACAATGAGATGTTAGAGCAGAAGAGAGGTATGATTGAAGAAAACCTACTAACAGATGCTTATAACAAGCTTATGATTAATATGGTTCAACAAGGTGCAGATCCTGAATCAGAAGAAGTACAACAACAATTATCTACTGAAAATTTAAAGTCACTTCCTGAGATAGAAGATTTTTTTAGCAAAAGCTATAGAAGTTTAATAGAAGAATGGGCATCACATCAATTAAACGTTGATGATGAAAGATTTAAAATGGCAGAACTTGAAGAAAGAGCATTTAAAGATATGCTTATTTGTGATAGAGAATTTTGGCATTTTAGAATGGGAGAAGATGATTATGATGTTGAGTTATGGAATCCTGTATTAACATTCTACCAAAAATCACCTGAGTCAAGATATATATCAGAATCTAATTTTGCAGGTAAATGTGATATGATGACTGTTGCTGATGTTATTGACAAGTATGGATACTTAATGGATGAAGAGCAATTAAGATCTATGCAAAATATACATCCTGCAAGAAACTCACAATACCTATTAAATGGTATGCAAAATGATGGATCATATTATGATGCTAGTAAATCTCACAAATGGAATACTGAAGCACCAGGTATAGATTATAGAAGGTTAATGAGTAATATGGGAAGTAATCCTGCAGTTGAAGGAGATGTTGTTAATTGGATATTAAATGAAGGTACAGACGTTCAACAATGGGGAGATTCAGATATGATGCGTGTAACAACTGTTTATTGGAAGACGCAAAGAAAAATAGGACACCTAACAAGAATTGATTTTACTGGTGAACTTATTCAAAAGATAGTAGATGAAGACTATAAAATTAATGATAAGCCTATATACAATACAAAATTATTCAGAGCTAAAACAAAAGATAATTTAATTGAAGGAGAACATATTGACTGGTTCTGGATTAATGAAGTTTGGGGAGGCGTTAAAATAGGTCCTAATGGACCTCAACATTGGAGATCAGAAGATAATGACGTAGATCCAATGTATTTAGGTATAGACAGTAAAAAACCAGGTAGAGTACAATACCAGTTCAAAGGAGATGATTCTTTATATAATTGTAAACTTCCTATTGAAGGTAGAGTTTTTTCTGACAGAAATACAAGATCAGCTTCTTTGGTTGATTTAATGAAACCATATCAAATAGGATACAATATGGTAAATAACCAGATAGCAGATATTCTAGTAGATGAATTAGGTACTGTTATTATGTTTGATCAAAATGCATTACCACGTCACTCAATGGGTGAAGACTGGGGTAAAAATAATTTAGAGAAAGCTTATGTAGCAATGAAAGATTTTGGTATGATGCCTTTAGACACATCTATTACCAATACAGAAAATGCTGTAAACTTTAATCATTATCAAACATTAAACTTAGAACAAACAAATAGATTAATGTCCAGGATACAATTAGCTAATCATTTTAAACAACAAGCATTTGAATCTATAGGAATTAATCAACAGCGTATGGGTACACCTATTGCACAACAAACAGCAACAGGAGTAACTCAAGCAATGAATCAATCATTCTCACAAACAGAACAATACTTTACACAGCATTCAGATCATCTTATGCCAAGAGTTCATCAAATGAGAACTGATTTATCACAGTACTACCATAGTACAAAACCATCTGTTAGATTAAGTTATATGACTTCTGAAGCTGAAAAGGTTAACTTTACAATAAATGGAAAAGATTTACTACTTAGAGATTTTAATGTATTTGCAACTACTAAGACTAATCATAGACAAACTTTAGAGCAGTTAAAACAAATGGCTCTACAAAATAATACTACTGGTGCTTCTATTTATGATCTTGGTAATGTTATTAAATCTAATTCTATTGCTGAAGTATCTGATATACTTAAAGATGCAGAGACTAAAACACAACAGCAGAAAGAAGCAGAAATGCAACAACAACAAAAAATGCAAGAGCAACAATTGCAGGCTCAGCAACAAGAAGCAACAGCACAAAGACAGTTTGAGCAATCACAAAATGAAGCTGAAATTCAAAAAGATATTACTGTTGCTGAAATAAGAGCTGCTGGGTATGGTGCACAATCAGATGTTAACCAAAACATGGAAAGTGATTTTAGTGATGCTATGAAAGATATGCGTCAAAGAGATGAGTATAGAGAGCAAATGAACTTTAAAAAAGAACAAGCATCTTCAGACAACGCAAACAAAAGGGCAAAAATGGATATAGATAGAGAAAAACTGAATACTCAACGTGAGATAGCAGATAAAAATCTACAGATTGCCCGTGAAAATAAAAACAAATATGATGTAAAACCTAAGAAAAAGGATAAGAAAAAATAACTATAGCTATATACTGCAAAATTTCTTATCTTACTCTTATAATTTCTAAGGTTTAATAAATAAACTTTAGTATATTGTATATGTAATAACCAAGAATACTAACCAAACCAATTATAAATTATGGAAGAATCCAATATGGAAACAACAAACGTACAGCAAGTAGACGTAGATTTAGATGAAATCTTCAATGGTGCTCCAGGAGCATCATCTGTTACGTTACCATCTACAGAAGAAAAAACTAGTGATAAACCAAAACCTAATGTATTTTCAAGAAATGCAGAAGTTGATTTAGGTTTTTTAGATCAAAAAGAAAATGAAGATACTAAAGATGAATCCACTGAAGAAGTTAACACAGAAGTTAAAGCTGAAGAGACAACTCCAAAAGCTGCAGATAAAGGAGTGGAAACTAAATCAGCAGATACAAAAACTGAAGAAGGAGATAAAGTTAGTGAGTCAGAAATAGATGACATATTAAATGAAGGTCTAGAAGTAGCAGAAGATGAAGATGAAAAATCTACTGCTAAAGGAAGAAAAAGAATTAATGATATGTCAGATGTCTTTAGAAAGATGATTGACAATGATGAGATCATACCTTTTGATGATGATAAAGAACTAGATGACTATACAG